CCTTAGTTGATTCTAATTTCTTCCAGCTTTCGGCTGAAACGTCAATCTCTTTTTTTATCTCATAAAACAGTGGGTTTTCTGTTACAAAATCGACTAGTCCATATAAAGCTAATAGATTAGCGTCATTGAGTTGTTCTAGTAAGGTGATAGGAATATCAGATAAAGAGGCTATAAGGTCAACAGGCTTTAAAGAGCGTATACTGTGGAGGGTCTTAGCGTCTAAGTCTTGCCAACTGTTTTTTACATTGTAGCTTTCCCCTGAAACTTTAACTTTAATCATAAAAACTTCTTTAAGTCCTTATTCCCCATTCTTCGCTTTGGCTTTGATTTGATTGTTGAGGCCTTGTAAGTGTTCTTTAAATTAGCGTATTCCATGCAAGCGTATCTAATAGCATCAATAGCATGATTCCAGTCGTCAATCGGTGTGCTGCTTTTCTTGTCGTTCCACACGTAATTATTAAACTCCTTACCTATGTTCGTGCTAGAATGGTCTACTATTATCTGATATTGAGACATTAAGTCAATGCCCGCTTTTATTGAATCATTGAATTTTACCACAGGCCGCAAGTTATGTCCTTTAGTTATTAACTCATTAGTTAGCCTAGGCTCGGAATTATCACAAATTACAAGGCCTTTTGATGCTGGCAATCTCATAGCTAATTGATTAGTCGTTAGCTTTTGATCGTAAACCAATTCCTTAACGTATATCAACTTCTTTTTTGAATCAATAGCTACTTGAACCAATGCCGTAGGGTCAGGATAAAACCCGTAATCTAAACCATAGATTGAGGGTATCGAATAGTCAAAATCTCCATAAGTCCAATTCTCAAAGATAACGCCCTCAGCTTTTTCAAGCCATCCCCCCATTACTCTATGCTCGTATTTTCTAGGGTGTAGTACTTTTAATTTTTCAAACTTATCAATTATTGATTCTGATAGATTCTGAATGTTGTCTAGATATGTGGTATGTATATAAGTTGCGTTTCCTTTTGTTCCGTTCCAACCTTCCTTTACCCCTGACTCCTCAAAAAATCGCTTGTAAATCCAATGCTCTTTTGTCGATGGGTTTAAAATAATAATTATCCTATTCTGAACACCCTTGACCCTTACCGATTCATCTATCTTGTCAAAGATGCTTTCATCGACTAACTCCTCAGCCTCATCTAATACCCATGTTGTAATGCCTTGCAATGACTTCAAGGCTGCCGTTTGGTTTCCTGAACTAGTCTTGATACCCTTGAATATTATAAGGCTGTCAGAGGCTTTATTTGTGATTTCGGTTTTAGTCACATCAAAAACAGATTCTAGATCATAGCGATCTATCTTGTCAGTAAATTCAGGTATTACAGATAAGTGTGCGCTTATCATTGTGTATCGTGTAAATAGTATTGTATGCCCTTGCTCATAAGATAGTTTAAGTAGGAAGTCGGCAACATGAAAAGACTTTGAAGAACCACGGCCACCAGTTAGAATAAAGTAACGGCTATCAGAAGTATAAAGAGGCTTAAATTTAGATATCAGATTTACAGCCATTTGCTAACTGGTATATTCAGCTTATCACCTCCGCTCGTATGGTCTATTGATTGCTTAGGCTTTCCGTACATATATTCAAAGAATAACTTTATAGCCCACGGCTTACCTTTAGTTACATTATCTTTTAATGCCTGATGTGCTTCATCTTCCATTGGGGAAAGTTTTTCAATAAGCTTTTGCTCTTCGCTTTTAGGCTTTCTCCCTGCGCTCTTATTCCCTCCGTTATATTTTCTGCGATCTTCTGACAAAATCAAATAAAATCATTAATGATTCTAAAGTTACAAATTTTTAAACAAAAAAAGCCGAGACTTTCGAAACGGCTTTTTATGAACGACTATGATTAGAATAGGGCTATTTGTGATTTCTGTAAAATAGCATTCTGATGGTTTCTTACATTAACATCGAAGTAAGATTCTTTAAGTTCAATAGATACTGATTTACGCCCCATCTTTAAAGATTTAAACCCTTCGCTGCCAATACCTCCAAAGAAACTGCCAACCGTTTCTCCTTGATTTGAGTACAAATGAATAACTCTTTCGATTGTATCTAATTGTAAAGGACAAATATGCTTTTCATCATTTTCAGATCTAGCGGTAGTGTATTGCAACGTTCTCTTATAATCAACGTCATACCATACTGGAGAAGCATACTTTTGCCATAAATCAACAGGTAGAAAGTCTGACCTATTAGGGTCTACATCTTGATGAGTAATCGGAACATCATTTATCCCCTCATTTCTAAAAAACAAAACATAATCAGGAATACCTACTCTACTCATTGAACTATCTTTTTTAATGGTTTTATGAAGCAGCCCTAATGCTTTAGTTCTTTGCATTTCAGTTACTGGGTTTTTCCATATAGTCGTTCGAGCGTGGTAAATAAACCCTAAATCAGAAAACCATTGAATTAACATTCCGCTAAAATCTCTAAGGCCTATAAATCCTTCTTTCCCTTTTTGAATAGGCAAATCCATGCAATGAACTGCACAAATACGGCCTGGTTTTAGTGTTCTTTTTATTTCAGGGATGAGGTATTTGAAGTGTTTTTCAAATTCATTATAATTTGAAACATTCCCCATGTCCTCATGTTTATCTGAATAAACATATAATTCAGCAAATGGAGGACTAAACACTACTAAATCAAGTTCATTGTCTTTTAAGTCTTTTGCACGCTGAACACAATCCCCTAACAGAACTTTATAATCATCTGTTATAACATCTTTTGATTCTGATTTAATTGATTCCTTTGATTCGTATGTGCTTGACTTTTTAGCTAGTTCTTGTATCATTTGTTTATGCTTCTTTTCTGATTCTAATATTTTAGCTTTCACATTTATTTGATTCTTAGGAGTTAGAATGTGAACGTTTACTTGCTTCTGTTGACCGAATCTATGCATACGCCTAACCCCTTGATAAAACTTCTCAAAACTGAAATCGTACGCTAGAAATATCATGTTGTTAGCGTTCTGATAGTTTAATCCCATGCCTGCAATAGATGTTTTTGTAATTAGATATTTTACTTTACCATCTGCAAATCCATTCAATATTTCGGCTTTACGTTCTGGACTATCAGATCCTTTAACGTTTACAGCACCATCAATCATTTTAGTTAATGATTCGGTTTCAATATTAGACAACCCCCAAATAAGAAACTGATCATGGGGCTTTTTACTAATAATATCTATCACTAATTCAAATCGTTCATTCATTGAAGCTTTTAATTCTTTGTGCAAGTCTGTTGCACTAACAATAGCCTCTCCGAATAAATCAACCTTATCAGATTTTACATCTATCAAATGTTCAATGTAGTTTACTTCTGGTAAAGAATACCCGTCACTATTAAATCCAAATGTTTTTGGATTATCAATAGCAATAGCCCAAGACAAAACAAACTGCCAAAAATCGGATTCAGCGTGTTTTCTAAGCCTCCATTTGCTAGTTTCGCCACCATCATGGACAAAATATTGAGCAAGCATTTCAGAATAAGTACATACGTCTAAAAACTCCGCATGGTTTCCAAGTTCCATGTGATCGTTTGGGCTTGGCGTTGCCGAACAAGCCAACTTATATGGCGTATTTTTAAACTTATCAATTATTAATTGTCTAGTCTTTCCTGATTCGTTTTTAAGAATTGAACTTTCATCTAATACGACACCTCCATAACAAGAAACATCTAAATTGGGTAATTGATCGTAGTTAGTTACTTCAATCATTTCATCTTCTATGGATTGACCGTAACCCCATTTATAAGCCTCTTTTTCGGTTTGCTTTACAACCGCTAATGGGGCAAGTATTAAAACAGCCTTGTTAGTGCAATTAGATACTTGAAAAGCCCATTCTAATTGCATAAATGTTTTTCCTAATCCTGTATCTGCAAATAATGCATACTTACCATGACTTAAAGCATTTGGAACTATGTATTTTTGAAAGTCTTTTAGCTTAGGATTTAGGTTTTCTGGTGAAATATTAAACCCGCTTTTTACAGCTTTTTTCTTTTTAGATTCTAGAAAATTTTGGTAATCGTTCATAGTTTTTGTTTTGTTAAAAAAAGCGGAGGCACTCGCCCCCGCATCACAACCGAAAGACCCGTATGGCCTTAACCTAACATTATA